AATATGAGTAACTGCACTATCCCAAGCATTAATTAAAGCCTGTGTAATACCATCCAACAGGCTTTTGTTCTCATGGCTATGCAATTCATTCTTATCGGCTTTGTCGGCTAGTAAATTGTCTACCTCGGACTTAGAGTATTTATCTAAGTTAGTGATTTCTTCTTCGCCATGCTCATGGTTAGTAGGGGGAAATGTTAGGGGCTTACCCTGTATGTCAGTCCATAACACCTCAATATCATCTGCAATAATGTAATCCCACTTGTCGTCGTGCCAAGCATAAATGGCTCTACCTACCTTAGCGTATTCGTAATTATTGGGGTTGAGGTTATTATCAATGTCCTCTTGCGACATTGGAAATATCTTAGCGCTGGTATTAATGAGAGTTTTCAATTCCTCATCAAACAGAGCTAAACTTATTCTTTTTGGTTCTTTAGCCATAGGCACATCACCTACTCAATTAGCTCAAACCACATATTTTTACCATCATTGTAAGGTGGTTTATCCTTGCTCATTTTAATATTGTACTCAGCAGCTATGCCTAACCTCTCATAATAGCGAACTGTTATTTCAGCTCCTGCTCCTTCCGGCTGAGTAAGTGCAACATGACGTTCATCAACTTCTTGCACTCCTCCGCTAGCAACTGAGCGCCTAAGTGTATCGTTGACTATAATCTCTACTCTATTTTTTCCTAAATCGTAATTACCCTGCGTTAATTCAAATACTTGATACCCTTCGCCGGTTAACGTACCTATGATATGGTTTTCCCCTGCAGTATAAGTAAAAGTACCATCGCCATTATCTGGACTAACAATAGTAAATACTTCTTCACGTATAAGAGTATCGCCACCTCTAAGCCAAGGAACTAAGTCGTCTTTTGTGTAATACCTGTGGTCTAGTGCACCGGTATCCAGTAATGTGCGAGTATAATACCTCGTATCTACATTGGACAGGTTCAACTTCTGTAAGTTCACGGAACCATCAGCTATTTTTTCGGTAGTTACCGCGAGGTCTGCTAGTTTAGAGGTAATAACATTAAGTTCAGCTATTTTTTCGGAAGTTACTGCTTGGCTTGCTATTTTTTCTGTAGTTACAGCTAAGTCTGCTAGTTTAGATGTAATCACATTAAGTTCTGCTATTTTCTCTGTGGTTACTGCAAGGTCTGCTATTTTTTCGGTAGTTACAGCTAAGTCTGCTAGTTTCTCTGTTATAATATTTAAGTCCGCAATATTATCGTTTGTTAGCCCTGAATTTATAGCATTTATAATAGCATTAAGATTTGCCATTACCTGGTAAGCAAAGCCAATTTTCCCTTCTTCCAAGTTATGTGGCAAATTAATCTGTGGCATATGGATTCGCCTCCTTTGCTACGCCAAGCTTACTAGCTTTGGGCTTTTTCGCCTTAAACATAAAGCCAAGCCCATATATGGTTACAGGCTGGTCTATTTCGTTGTTTTCTATAGTAACCTGCACTCTCTTCCCTTTTTCGCCAATCTTCATCTCTTTAGTAACTGTATCAATCCATCCCCAGATAGCTTCGCCCCAAAGAGCTTCACCCCAAATAAAGGATTCGTCTAATTTAAGGTTAAACGCTGTATCTACATAATCAGTTTTAAGGTTAACCCTTAAAGTGCTTGATTCTGGTCCGTATTGACGTACAGCTATGTAAGCCTTCTTGATCTTAGCATCTTGAACCATCCTGCCAACCAAGTCAAAAGGCTTAGTAATAACTTTAAAAGGTATAGGCTGCCCGTCAAAGTTGTAACCAGTTCCAAGTTCATAAATTAATCCTGTATTAGCGCTTCCACCAAACAATTTATTGTCGCTTTGCCTTATGTAATAGCATTTGGCTGGCAAAGTGAACGGTCCATACCAGGCTTTCAGGTTAGGATAATACCGGTATTCTACATTGTTTTCTGTTCCTTCCGTGCAAAGAGATAATCTATAAGCACCATTATAGTAAATCGCCGTAGCTTTTTCTTTGTTTATTGCATTTCTAATAACTTTGCTTATCTTTTGGTCGCTAATCTTGACTGAGGCAAGTAAACTTGGATAAGGTGAGGTAAGAGCATAAACATCATCATCTGCCATGTAAACCAAGGCATTTTCCACACGTTGAATGGTATTTTGCGACACCGTTCCCTTACTAACCATAAGCCGATCAAAACGAATGTCACTTCCTTCAGCAAAGTCCCAGCCACGCATTGCAAATATAGCGTTTTGCTTAAAAACTAGCAGGGCATCACTAAATTCTTTTAAACCTGTGATAGTATCTTCGTCATTAGTAATGGCTTGAATTTCTGAAGTCCCTTTAATATGAGCAGGATCGCCAATTTCAGAAAAGTAGATTAAGTTAGTCCCTTTCTTGGCGTAAAAAAACCTCTGACCCCTTTGCTCAACAAAGTCACAGGTTTTAATTGTATCCCAAACTGTAGCATCTCCACCGGTATTCATGGTAACTTCACTTACATTTGTTCCATCATATTGCCAAAACTTTTGCCCATCCAGCCACCAAAGCTTATCTTTGTAAACAATGTAGTCTTTTGGTGGCCCTGGCAGATCATCTTTAATTACCGTTCCATCCCATTTACGTAAAGTAGTGCCTGAGAATACTAGGGGTATAAGATTATCATCCTCATCGTTAAGAGCAACTAAAAGTGAAACAGGCTCACCATCAAACTCAGTCTCATTGACCCTTACAGCCCCTTTACACTTGGCCAGTCCTCCCCTGTCATCCGGAACAGCATTTTGAGCTAGAATCAACTCGTTATTCATCATATTATCTGGCGCAGCTTCTGAGAGACCGCCCGAAAAATCACGATATAGATTTAAGGATCTCATGGCTTACCTCCACGTTGCAGTCCTAACTCGTGCTGGCTTATATGCTCTGTTTCTAAGTTTTTGCACCCTATCATACTTCATGGATGAATATTGATTCATAAACTTACTAGCATGGCTAGATTCTTCTGGATCACCTTCTGATTCTCTCTCGAAAAACTTTGCTGCCGCATAGATATACATTGGTGTATGAAGGACTTCGTGTATATCTGGTTTTAGGCTATCGTCACCGACTAACAACCTTGTTGGAACTCTATGGTAATAAAGAGCGTAGTCACCATCTTCCAAGAACCTAATTTTACCCCACTCAGAAACCTCAAATCTTAAATATCTTTGCCCATTTTTATCTTTAATTTCAATTGTTCGCAAATGGTCTGGTGGTAAATCATACTCTATATTAGCTACGGCGTTATAGGTTGTATATTTAACGGGACCGTACTCCATAGCTAAGTCCTCTAACGCTTCATTTAGCCAGATAATAAACATGGCGTTATCAACTCTATCATCAACTAATGCCTCAAATGCTTCCCTTAACTCACCAATATTCATAAACTCACCACCTCTCAAATAAAAAGCTAAGCCCCTTCCCAGCCAAGCTTTTTAAAAGCAGGATGCACTTTTTCGGCTACATCCCTAATTTCATCTTTTCGTCTGTTTTGATTGGCTTTTTCTAGTCGCTCATTATGTTCATCTATCTCCCTAAAAATCTCTTTTCCACGGGTTTTGAGATTGTTCTTTCGTACTAAGTATAAGGTTCTTGCATCCAGTTCTCCTAAAGGAACAGTAAAGCAAAAGGTGTTACCGATATTTGCTAAAGAATGAATCTCAAAATATTGCTTTTTGGTATTAAAGACAACAAATAGGTTTTCGTCATATTCTCTAAGCCTTTCGGGTATATCAAAAACGTTACTAAAAACCGGTATTAAATGAGGTTTTCCTCTAAGTCTTTCCCTGATACTTTCTTCATAGGCCAAACGCCCCATCAACCCGTCACTCCTTAAATACAAAATAGAGCCGCAATCTGTAAAAAGACTGCGGCTCTATCCATCAATAATGCTTAGTGTTCAGTGATTCCAGATAATTCGTATTGTCCTTTTGGCTTGTCGCAACCAAGGTCGCAGAATTTAAACAAGGTAGCTTCATAAGCAGGTTTGTTAGCAACTCTAGACAGAATTGCACCGTCACGGTCTAACCAGTCAAAGTCGCTCATTTGGTGCATAGCCCAGTTGGAAAGGTCTAAGCAATACAGCTTGCCATTCTTAACGAATTTGTCGGCCACCAGCGGAATTCCGTTAAAGGAAAGCGCCTTCCATCCGCCTTTTAGCTCTAAAGTGTTCACAAATTGCTTTTGGGCCAACATTAAGTTCAAATAAGCTCTGCGAACACCAAAGGAGCAAAGCAAGAAGTTAATGGACGCTCCTGCTTTTCTTTCAGCTTCGTCAATTGCTTCCTGAATAACTACTTCGCTGATTTCTCCGTTGACATTCTTTTTGGAGGCCTTGAACCAAGGGTAGATTGACCTGTCAATTCCGTATAAAGTAGGAGCATTAAACACAGCTTCAAGGCCGGTCAGCTCCATATCTTTGTTACCGGAAACGTAGAGCTTATGACCATCCGCAACCGTTCCGACATCCGAGAGAGTAACCTTCTTTTCTTCATCATCTACAGCGATAATTTCAACTTCTTTTTTGATAAGGTTATCCCCGTTGTAAATATCAATAAGCATACCTTCAGCTAAGAACATAGTAGAATCTACCGGAGTAGGGTTGTTTGAGGTAGCTCCGGGCCAAGTGATTATAGCTAAAACGCCAGTTCCGTCTCCCATAGCTTGCCTGCTTAGTTCAAGCTTAGCGTCGGTTTCGCAGTCGGCAATCTCAGTTTCAAGCATGGAAGCAAAAGCTCCTTGGTTGGAACGAGAAGCCTGAATCAGCTTTTCAGTAATCATAAATCTAGCAAAGAAGTTTTTGGTTTCCCACTTTGCCTGCTTGGTTTTTCTGCTGTTGGGGGTTGGCAAATCCCCGTCATCAGGTCTGTTTCCTACCCCGCCTTGTCTCCCGTAACGAAGAGCCATGACGATCTCGGAACCTACAACGCTGTCCGAAGTTTTTTCAATTTGAGCAATAAAGACACTTGCTTTGTCGTTCATTTGATAACGAAGCCCAGGAAGATAAAAGCTTTTTAGGGCTTCAGAAGCAATCTGTAAGTTGGTAATAGGCATAGTTGCATCCTCCTTGTTGTGTTGAATTAAGCATTTCCACCTAGCCTGGATAACCAAGCTCTAAGAGCATTTGTCCCATCTTTTATGGATTTTATCTCTGCTGGTGGTGTTGCCGGCGGTATTCCCGGCTGGCTGCTGATGACAACAGGCGGCTGCCCCTGCTTAATCTGCTGAGCATGGGCCTTTAAGATTTCTTGCCTGATTGATTCATCCTGCAGCACTTTCTGGCGGTTTGCTGGATCTGCCAGCAATTCTTCCAAAGTTTTTGGCTTGTTCACCTGGGCGTAACGTGCTTTTGCTAAGTCATAGATAACACGTTCTGCGTTTGGAATACTTCCAATGCTGTCTCCCAGTTCATCAACAATCTCCTGCATGGTTGGAAGTAACTCGGCAAACTCTTCCGGATTTTGCTCCCTTAAGGGTTCAAAGCGCTGAGTAAGCTGGTTAACCTGCTCTTCTTCCATGAAGCGCTCAATAATTGGCTGCAAAGGCTGCAATTGGCTTGCTGTTATTTGCTGCGCAATATTCTGAGCTAGTGGATAGACAAGTTCGGCTACGGCCCTGGTCGGGTTATCGTACCATTTTTGCATCCACTCTTCATTGAGCTTTTCAATCTCTTCCTGCGAGAGTTGTGGTTGTGGTGGAGCCTGCTGCTGCCCTTCGTTTTGAGCAGGTGGCTGGCTTTGCCATTGTTGCGGTTGCCCAATCATGGACCGCAGTTCTTCAATCTGTTTTTTAAGCTCAGCCATTTGCCCTAACTCTTGCCCTTGTTTGCCGAGCACTTTTTCCATGCCAAGATAACTTTTCATCAAAGCATTAACATTGATGGAGCCATCAGGAAGCCTAAATTTCTCTGGAATTTGCTCTAATAAGCCTTCATCCAGAGCTTTTTCTCCTGTTTGATCATCTTGTTTTTCTAAGTTTTGCTCTCCTTGGTCTTGCAACTCAGTTCCTTGTTGCACTTGCGGCTGTGTGATTACTCCCTGCTGTTGTTGTCTTTGTAAAATCTGTGCTTTTACGCTGGCCCAATCCTGTCTAAGTGGGTTTGGCAACACTTTTCTAGGGTCAGTATTTGGCGGTATCTCAATCTGTCCATCACCGGTCAAAGCTACTCCCTGTTGAGTGCCTTCCGGTGCTTGGCCTTGTGGCGCGCCTGCTGCGGCTCCCTCTCCGGACGTGCCTACAGGCTGATTAGCCACTGTTTCCTCATTGAAAAGTTGCAAATCCATGACAAGTCTTGGGTTGTCAGCATTAAAATTACTACTCATATTTCATCCTCCTAAAAATAAAACCGCCTAGCCGGTGCCTTGGGCATTATCGACATTAGACGGTCTTGTTATTGTGTTTCTTCTGTTCCTACCGGGTTTTCCACTCTTGATGGAATCATACTTTGTCCTTGTGCTGCTGGCATTTTCTGCTGCATAAAAGCAGGTGCCATCAGCATAAGGTGTGCGTCAACGTGAGCTTGGAATAGCACCTCAATAATCGGATTTTGAGCTACTAATTCCTCGTAGTCGGTTGTCAGTCTATATTGATTATGCCTGCTGATATGAAGAATATGGTCGTCATAAGGCACTGGGTCTGCCGGCTGCATCATACTCATGCGGCGATTTTCTCGTTCTGCCTTCGAGATGTGCATTTCGTCCTTGTCGTCAATAGCTTCCCAGTTGCCAAGCTCGATAATTTCAAGGATTTTCGCCCTGGTTTCTTTGCTGATCTGCCCGGTTTCCGGATCGTTAAATAGTCCTGTGCCAAGCAGATCAAATACCATTTGTCTGCGCTGAGCTGGGCTTTCTACAAGTGCGGAGAAGCCTTCCACAATAACATCATCTGAACGAATATCGGAAGCTTCCCAATCCATGACTTCAACAACATTGTTTTTGCCAACGACCTTAAGCGTTCTTGGCCCTTTAGCGTAAGCACGATAAAGTCTAAGCCACATACGGCCGTTTTGAATTAGGAAGTTTGACACATTCTCTGCCGTACTGAATAGCCTTGTATCGTCCTGCTCCAATGCTATGGAAAGAGCAACGCCGGACTTCACTCCCGGCGGCGCTTGCGACTGTCTGGAGATTTCGCTGACTCCAGAGATCATGGAAAACTCTTGGAGTAGCGTAGCTTCTTCGGTTTCAAAAGTGCTGGGCAAAGGCGGAGTTTGTACCATTTCAGGTTTAGCATTAGTCTTGTTGTATTCATGGATAGCTCCTGGTGCTCCGGCTTGACTCTCAAAAAGGTTGATATCTACTGAGCCAGCTTCCACCAACCACTGTCCGATGGCTACCCTATTAAGATACTCTGCCTTCCTGTTTCTAAGTGCATTGTACCTACGCTGAATAGGTATCAGCCTTTCAACGATTGAGCGCCCCCAGAAGCAGCCTGGCCGTTTGATACAGTCAAGCTTTCCAAAAGGCAGAGCCGGTGTATTATCTTCGCCCACTGGGTAGGGAAGATCGCCTCTGTAAAGAAGCTTATTTCCGGCAACTATGATAAGCCTACCTCTTGGATACTTCTTACTTGGTCGCTCCCAATACTCTTTCACTAAAGCATGATCTTTGAGTTGCATCCTAGCAAAACGGTAGCCACCAAAACCGCCGTAGCCTAAACCCCCAAGGCCAACCATAGCTCTTTGAAGCTGAACAGCTTGGACTGACTCCGGTGAAACCTTGACTCCCCAGTTTTCCTCTATCTCATCTACATGGTAGGCTTTTGCATGGATAATAGATCGACAGTTCTCCACGTTTTGGTGGTAGCAGGAATCTGGATATATTTCGTAGGCAGGGACGATGATAAACTCCAAGTCCCCTTCTTTCACATCTTCTTCACCGATTGGCATCCCATTTTCATCCAGCATTGCCATCTTGGCGACTATGGCGCCTTTGGTCGGATTCCAAATATTTTTAGCGCATACGGTCCCGCAGGCTTCCATCCAGGCATAGCACTCACCCATTTTACTCTGAACGCTGTTGTCATAGTAGATGTTTTTTAGGAGCTGAGTTCCAATACGGGAAGCACGAACATCAGATTGCTCACCACTGCCAGGCCTAGTCTTTAGGATTGGCCGCATCCTGGAAAGCCTAGAAATCCTTGTTTCAATGATGGGTGCTATTTGATTGACGACTTCTCGCTCTTCCCACCAGTAAAACTTTGGTATCTCCTCTATTGCCATAGTCGCAGGGTTTATGTCACAGTATTGATTACCCTCGATAAAAGCAACATTAAGCTGCCACTGCAACTCAAAGGGTCTGCGCTCTTCTTCCCTGCGCCTGAATTCCTTGTTGACCAGGTCAACTAAGCCTTCCTCAGTCTCGGTTTCCTCCGGCCTTGGCTTCCAGTCTTCTGTGGTGTTGTCGGGTGGTGTTCTGGCGCCAAAGGCACCAAAGTTGAGTCCAAACAATAACCCTCACCTGCCTTTACGATTGCTGCTCTCGTTCAAGTTTCTCTATTCCGTCTTTCATGTTGCGAATCAGAAAGTTCCTTGGCGGCCCGCTTGGCCGTGGCCTTGATAGGGTTTTATATTCCTCATAGTCCTTAGCCATGAGGCGGTCGGTCAGGTCCTTTCTCTCCTCCTGGTGGCGTATTTCCTGGACAACAAGAAGCAGAATCAGCGCCACAATGACAAACAAAAAAGCCGTGGACAAGCTCATCACTTGCCACCGCCCTCTGCTATTTCCATTATGCGCAGCTTGGCTTCTGTGCCGGCAGGGCGCCAGTCACTTTCTACCACATTGTTATGCTCAATGACCTTGGCCTTGATGGTCAGGGTGAGTGTTTGCCCGGCTTTCCAATTCTTTACAACAGGGCAATCCTCATCGGTTATGGTCAGCGTTGGAGGAAAATATACAGGTTCAGGCATTGGAATTGACCTGGATTTTTTCTTCTTGGGTATCTTGAACACCGCTGGCGGCGTTGTATTCTTGCCAACGACTTTGTTCATGGCTTTTTTGATTGCACTAGGCTTTGTCATGCTTATTCCTCCTCATTGTTTGCTGCCTTGCAATGGCGCAGGTGTGCCGATAGTCCCTGCTGCTTGTCAAACTCCTTGCCGCAATGTGGGCAAAAATACGACTCGACGCTTGCGAAGGCTTCGCCGCTGGCGTCTTTCCCTGCTTCTTTTTCTGTTTCGCTTTGCGCCGAGATCGAGATTGCGCCCAGGTATTCATCAGGCATTGAAGCAACAATGTTTCTCATGCACTCATCGCAAACGCGCAGCGGCAAGCTCAAAGGCCCATCAGGCCTGCCGATAAACCACTTGGCCCGGTTACTGCAGCCGTACATATCGCAAGGTGCCGAAGGATACGGTTGTGGAAAGATTTGTGCCTTGTTTTTGGGTAGCTTTAGGTTTTGGTCACTCATTAAAACACGCTCCTTTGTTTTTATTGCCCCACAGGGGAACGCCTGGGTTTGCCTGTCGCCGCCAATACGCAGCCAATACAGCGCAGGTTCTCCCAGGCCGTTGTTATCCATCGTTTGCAAGCCAGATGTTTTCTTTTGCTGCTTCCAAAAGTCCTAATCGCTCTAAATATGCCAAGTCACCTGCATTGCCTGTGACGAAGCTGCCGTCATTTAATATTGCCTGAAACTGAATTCCGCGCAGCTCCCCGCTTTGGTAAAGTTTGTTGATTTCTTCGATTCCCCAGGACAATCCGTTCACTACCAAGTGTTTGACTTCGCCCACCCTACCCAATCCTCCTCTTCATTCTGTGCATGGCCGCTTTCTTTGCCAGGTTTTGTTTGATGGTGCCGATTTTGCCTTTGTCCTCGGGGAGTGGTCGTGACTTGCTAACATGGTAAGCAATCAGCCCGTAGCCAGCTCCGTCGTACCAGTGGTCATAATTGCTCTCAGCTACCTTTTCCGAATCCTCTTCATCTTCCATCTGCTGTGGCAGGGTTTCAATGAGCTTCTTGCAGGTTGAAAATATCTGCACCTTTGCCGTCCAGCGCCCCTCATTTTCGTCATAGTATGGTTTCAGGTATTCATGCCAAGTGGCTTTTCTTAGTCGCCGGTCCGGTATGCAGCTCATGAGCCCTGTCAGTCCGCCTTCTTCATAGTAGTCCGCAATGCTCTTTCCGTCTTTGTCACGAACGCTCTTGGTCATGGGATGCACGTTGAAGGCGTCGTGGCCGATAACTGTAAAAGCTATCTTCTCCGGTCGGGTCTCGCCGGTATCTATGTCAGTGTACTTGGAAAGCTCAACCACCTTTTGGGCCTGCTCGCTGTAGATAATTTTCGGATCACCGTAATCCCGCGTGAATTCACGGTAGATATACACTGTGCCCCGCTCATCAACGGCAAACCAGTAGAAGGCAAAGGGGTCCGTGTAGCCGTTATCAGCGCTTCTCCACCTGTACCAATGTTCCGGTATCGGAAAGGGTTTGCAAACATGGATGCTTTCGCTGAACTCCTCAAAAGCTTGTCCTTCGTAAACGTCCCAGTCGCCCAGCAGGAATGCTTTTCGTTTTGCCGGCGGCAGGTTTTCAAGGCGGCGTACATAGTTCGGGTCATTCTTCATCAGTACATCGTTGTCGTAGATTGTGGCCGGAATGTAGGCCAGCCAGTTGCCGGTGATTTTGTCTCGGACATACTTCTTGCCCTTGTTCGTCGGGTTGATGTACCTTTTTTTTACCCATACATGGCCAATGCCGCCAGGGTTGCAGGTGCCCCGAAACCTCGGCGGGAAGCCCTTGGCACTACGCAAGCAAGACAAAAGCTCCTGGATGCTTTTTTCCTCGTGCCTGGTCAACTCATCCACGCCAATGAAGTCCATGCTCCGTCCTTGGTACCGCTCTGCG